CTCTAGTAGAGTTGAAGGAAGACAGTCCTAAAGAAACTGCGGAGTTTAAGAAATTATCTCCTGCAGAAAAACAGGCGGTTAAAGATGTATTTACTATGTTAGGTAATACCAAAGGTGAGATCATAAGTAAAATTGATGGTATTATCAAACAAGTAGCAAAAAAAAGAAACGTTAAAGTGTCTGCTATAGAAGACTACTTTGATAATGAAATATTAAGTTAAAGGAATAAAAAATGGCAATTGCAACAAGAACACTCAAAGATACGGTAGTAGAAACTGGTGGTGGTGCGTCAGGTGGTAAAGTTACCATTCTAGTAAACATGGATGATAACACTACTGCTAACTCAAACATACTAGACGCAAGTGGATTGTCTGGACATGCTAACGGTGCAAAATTAGATATCACTAGAATATGGTGGTCTTTAGTACAAGGTACTGCTGACGACAATACAGGTC